TCCCATCCGGAGTTGCTGCCTTATCTGGCGGATCAACTTATGTTGGAAATGCAGCTGTTCAATCAGCCGTCTACACAGTTTCAGTCGAAGTTTTCCAAGCAAGACTTGCCGGTGGAGGACAAATCGAAGGAGTAGATTTTCAACCTACACCATTTAGAATGGGTCGTTCATTATTTAATAAATGCGTAGGTTTATTGGGTAGTTATATGGATACTGAAAGCATGGCTCAATAGTGCCTAATGAAACAATCCTTCAACAGATTCGCACACCTTTAGCAACTGCCTTATCTAGCGTTGCAGGAAATGTTTATGCTTTTGTGCCTGAAACAGTTATTCCTCCAGCAGTAGTTGTTGTTCCAGATAGCCCATATTTAGAATTTGAAACAATTAATAAAAGCAATATTAGAGCAAAAGTTAATTTTACTATTTCAGTTGCAGTTGCTTATAACAGCAATCCAGCATCGCTCGACAATATCGAGCAATTAATAATCAGCGTTCTGGCAGTTATTCCTGGTGGATATATTGTCAGCTCGGTCGAAAGACCAACAGTTACCACAGTCGGAGCATCGACTTTGCTTATCGCAGATGTTCGAGTATCTACCTACTACACACGCACAGTCTAAGGAGAAATAATGGCAACCACAGTAATCACCGGTCGCGATATTTCGTTGTCTTTCACAGGTGGAACAGACATCGAAGCACAAGCAACCAGCGCAGTTTTAACAAAAGTCAATGAGCGTCAGGCATATCAAACACTTGATGGCGTTGCTTATAAGACAACAGACATTTCAGGAACATTCGCATTATCAATGTTGGCTGACTGGGGCAAGGCAAACTCAGTTTGCGAGGCTCTATGGACAGCAGCAGAAACCGCTCCAGATACTGACATTTCAATCACTCTAACAGCTGCAACTGGCGCACAATTTGTGTTTCCAGTAAAGCCAGAGTTCCCAACAGCAGGTGGATCAGGAATTGATGCACAAACTGTTGATTTTGAATTTACAGTTTCAGGTGGAGCAGTAACAGAAACATTTAGTTAAGAAATAGAAACGGGAGCAAAAAATGAAGTTACCAATTACAATTGAATATAACTCAGGCGAGCAAGCCACTTATGTAGCCCAACCGCCTGAGTGGGCAAAGTGGGAAAAGACAACTGGTCACACCATAAGCCAAGCAAAAGAAAAACTTGGTATGTGGGATCTAATGTTTTTGGCTTATAACGCACATAAGCGAGAAGCAGCAGGAAAGCCAGTAAAAGGATTTGAAGTATGGATGGAAACAGTTGCCGATGTAATTGTCGGTGATGCAGACCCAAAAGTCATCCAGCAGGAAGCCTAAGCAGATTATTGGTTGAGTTGGCAATAGCCACACAAATACCAATGAGTGAATGGGTTGATTCAGACGACATTTTGACAGCGATAGAAGTATTGGAGCAGAGGTATGGCAAATGAAACAATCGCCTACAATAAAAAAGACCTGCGCGATATTTATAAGGCTTTCAAACTTATGGATGAACAAGCTACTGATGAAGCACGCCGTCAATCTGCTGCTTTGGCATATTTTGCATCAGAGGAAATTAAGCAAGCAGCTAGAGGTCGAACAAAGGCTGGCGCGGTTGCGCAAAGAGTCGCGGATGGCGTTAGCATCTCTAAATCGAGCAAGATCGGTGAGTTCCGCTACGGTTTTGCCAGACAAAAGTTTTCAGGTGGTGCTACTACACAAACCCTATGGGGTGGTGTTGAGTTTGGTTCAAATAAATTCAAACAGTTCCCTACATATTCTGGAAGGCAAGGTCGTGGATCTCGTGGATGGTTCATTTATCCAACCCTTCGCAGAATTCAGCCTGAATTGATTAACAAATGGGAAGAAAGTTTTAATCGAATTATTAAGGAATGGGTCTAATGGCAACCGGTAATCGCACATTAAAGTTATCAATTCTTGCCGATGTTGATGACTTAAAAAAGAAGTTAGGCGAAGCTGATAAAGCCGTTGAGGAAAACTCAAGCAAAATTGGTGAATTTGGAAAGAAAGCTGCTGCTGCTTTTGCGGTCGCTGCTGCTGCTGCCGTTGCCTATGGCACTAAATTAGCCATTGACGGGGTCAAGGCTGCAATAGAGGATGAGCAAGCACAACTTAGGTTAGCCAATGCATTAAGACAGGCCACAGGGGCTACTGATGCCCAAATAAAGGCAACTGAGGACATGATTCTAAAGACATCTTTAGCCACAGGTGTTGCAGATGACAAATTGCGTCCAGCCATGCAAAGGTTGGCGGTAAGCACAAAATCAACTGAGGAAGCCCAAAAGTTATTAACCCTTGCTTTAGATATTAGTGCTGCATCAGGCAAAGATTTAGAAACAGTTGCAAATGCTTTAGGTCGTGCTCAAGATGGAAATGTTACAGCTCTAGGTAGATTAGGGCTTGGATTAAGCAAGGCTGAATTAGCGACATTATCTTTCACCGAAGTTCAAGCCAAGTTAGCAGAATTATATGGTGGCGCAGCAGCTACAAATGCTGAGACTTTTCAAGGAAAGATCGATCGTTTGAAAGTAGGATTTGATGAAGCAAAGGAAAGTTTAGGCGTTGCTTTATTGCCAGCAGTTGAGCAATTTATTACATTCTTAAACGATCAAGGTATTCCAACTCTTAATGCTTTCATTGCAGGATTAACTGGCGATGAGGGATTAAGTGCCAGCCTTACTGAAACTCAAAGAGGTGCTGAAAGTTTTGGAAAAGCAATTGGCGTAGTAAGTGGGATTATTTCAGGATTTATTACATTCTTGCGAGAAGCAATTGGTTTAGTTGTATCACTTGCAAATGAATTGATTAGAGTGGTTAATATAATTCCTGGTGTCAATGTAGGGTCAATTCCAAATCCTGCTCCATCAGCTGCTAGATCATCATTACCATCAGTTCCAAAAGCAAGTGGCACATATACAACAGGTCAAGGCGTTACGAATATAACTGTTAATGCAATCGATGGCGAAGGTGCTGCAAGAGCTGTTGCTAAGGTTGTCAATGATAGTGCTGCCAGATCAAACCCATATCTTTCAAGAGCAGCCGTTAAGCCATAACTATGAGCGTTTGGACACCAGATTGGAAACTAATTGTCGGTGGGGTTGATTATACTGACATCGCAATAAGCGATATTCAGCATCAGGCTGGTCGTGATGATATTTATTCACAGCCAAATCCATCTTATGTTCAGATAACTTTAGTGGCATTAAATGGTCAAACATTACCTTTTGACATAAATGACAGTTTAGATTTACAGGTCAAAGATACATCAGCATCTTATGTAAGCCTATTTGGTGGCGACATTACAGATGTAACTGTTGCCGTCGGTGCGACTGGATCTGTTGCCACAGTAGTCGAATACACCTTAATTGCAATGGGATCACTTGCAAGAATAGCCAAAGAAATTTGGAACAATAACATTTCTCAAGATGAGGATGGCGATCAAATCTATTCAATTCTGTCTAGCGTATTGCTTGGCACTTGGAATGATGTCCCATCAGCTACAACTTGGGCAACTTATAATGCAACTGAAACTTGGGAAAATGCAGTTAATCTAGGATTAGGTGATATTGACCAACCTGGCCTTTACACAATGACTGCTCAATCAAATCTTACCGACACAATTTATAATGTAGTCGCTGATATTGCCAATTCTGCCTTTGGTTACATTTATGAGGATAATGCAGGAAACATAGGCTATGCAGATGCAGACCACAGGCAAAACTATTTGCTTACAAATGGTTATGTTGATCTAGATGCCGGTCATGCTTTAGGTGCTGGCCTTTCCACAGTTATGCGCTCAGGTGATGTTAGAAATGATATTTACATCAATTATGGCAATAACTTTAATTCACAGGAAACTGCCACAGATGCTGCTTCAATTGCCCTTTATGGTTACAAAGCCGAAACCATTAACTCAAGAATTCAAGGGTCAGTTGATGCTCAAGCAATTGCTGATCGTTATATTGCTCAAAGAGCTTACCCATTACCTAAGTTTCAATCGATTACTTTTCCAATAACTAACCCTGAAATTGATAACTTTGATCGAGATGCTTTATTAGGCGTATTTATGGGAATGCCAGTTTATCTAACTAATCTACCTAACCAAATATCAGGTGGGGAATTTGAAGGATATATTGAGGGCTGGTCATGGAGCACGCGATTTAATGAGCTGTTTTTAACAATCAATGTTTCACCAGTCGCATTTAGCCAAGTGGCGATGCGTTGGAATACCACGCCAGCAACAGAGGCTTGGAACACAATAGACCCTGCTTTGACTTGGGAATACGCTACAATAGTAGCCTGATAGGAAAAGGATAAAATGCCAACTACTACAAACTTTGGCTGGACAACACCAGCCGACACCGATCTAGTCAAAGATGGTGCAGCTGCTATTCGCACGCTTGGATCAAATATAGACACATCATTAGTTGATCTTAAAGGTGGAACATCTGGTCAATACTTAAAGAAAAATTCAAACACAGATTTAGATTATGTTTGGGGAGATGTTTCAGCAGGTGCTGATTATCAATTGTTAAATGCTGGTGGAACTACTTTAAGTGGTGCAGGAACTAGAACTGTTTCAGGTATTTCTGGTAAAAGTTCTCTTTATATTTACATCGAAGGTGCATCAAGTGCAAGTGGCGGTTCAGATTTTAATTTGAGATTAAATTCAGATACAGGTTCAAATTACAAGTTTTTTGGAATTAGTCTTGCAAACAATAATGATGTTGTTCAAAGAATTAGTAGCACAAGTTCAACTGCAGTAACTTTAGCAAATATCGGCAATGCCGGTGGTATTGCAAATATATTAATTAAAATTGATGGGGCAAACGCAACTGGAATTAAAACAATAAATGTAATTGGTCATGGCGATGATACAAATGGTCAAAGCCGAGTATTAAATGCAATGTATGTCGGAACAAGCGCAATTTCATCAGTATCTTTAATTTCGTCTGTAGGAAATTGGGATGCTGGCACATTATATGTTTATGGAGGCTAATTATGAAAATTACTGAAATTGATTTTAACATTCAAACTGGCGAGGAAACTATAATTGAACGCGAGGAAACTGCTGCGGAAAAAAAGGCAAGAGAAACACGCGAAAAAGAAATTGCAGAATCTTTAGCAGCAGCCGAAGCAAAGGCAGCAGCCAAACAAGCGATTCTTGACAGGCTTGGCTTAAGTGCTGACGAAGTAAAATTGTTACTTGGCTAATGAAGCCTTACCTATCTAAAGCTGCTGATACTTTACGCGATCAAATAAATGATTCTTTCGTGGATCGCAGCAGGAAGGCTGATGGATGGATCGGTGATCTTAAGCATCAATCAAGGAAATCCGACCATAACCCAAAACCATCAGGTGAAGTATGCGCGATCGATATTGACGCTGGCTTATCTGACGAGCAAGGGATTAGTCATGCTTTGGCAGATCAGCTTCGACTCACAGCAAAAAAAGATAAGCGTAT